TGATGCATACCAAGCAAGTCACGCAGCTCAGAACCAATACCAACGCCGGGCAATGGCTGGATATCCAGAAGGCCGCGATGACCGGCGACGGATCGTCCGGCAATCCGATCATGGTCGGATCTCTCGGCATGTATAACGGCGCGGTGCTGCATGAAAGCACGCGTATTCCGAACGGGATCAACAGCGGCACAGGTGTTGTCGTGCCGACCGCAAGACGATCGATCCTGTTAGGCGCGCAAGCCGCAGCCATCGGCTTCGGACAAGGCCAGTCGTTCAAGAATTTTGACTGGAACGAGGAGCTTTTTGACTACGGGAACCAGCTCGGCGTCGAGGCCGGACTGATTCACGGGCTGAAAAAGCTTCGGTTCAACTCACTGGATTTCGGCGTGATCGTCGGGTCCACGTTCACCAATTAGGAGGGTCCGATGGCCACGGGCGGTCGCAAGACCCAATATCAGGTGATCCATGAGCTTTCGGCGGCGTTGGCGATCTCGACTCCGCCATCGGTGCTGGTTGGGGTGATCCCGTCCGGCGCGGTGCTGGATCAGGTGCATTTGAATGTCTCGACGGTGTTCAACTCCACCACCAACACCGTGGCGCTCGGCACCACGCCGGGCGGCAATAACCTGCTCGGCGCGACGACGCTGGCCGCCTTGGGGCGGACCGATACGCCGGTCGCTTCGGCGCTGATGGGGCCGTGGGTCGGGGATACCCCGATCTATGCGACGCTCGCACAAACCGGCGGAGCGCCGACCACGGGCGCCGGAGTGATCTGGCTGAGTTACCTGCCCGGAATCGGCTAGGGGGCGGCGCGCGTGGCGTATGGCGACCCTGGCGGACCTTCGGACCCGGATCATCAGTGAGACGCTGCGCGACGATCTGGCGGACACCATGGCGCCGGACCTGGACCTGATTATCCAGAAGTCGATCGATCAGTACGCTTCGGTGCGCTGGTGGTTCAACGAGGCGCAAGCGTCGATCAACTGCACGCCGGGCCAACGGATGCTGCCGTTGCCGCTGGATTTCCGCATCCTGGATCAGGCGATCTTGCGGATCGGCGTGGTCGGTTATGCGATGCGAATGCGGTCGGAAGAAGAAATCGATCGCCGCTATACGGCGGGGCCGATCAACGGCCAACCGACCGAATTCGCGATTTACAATGTCAACGCCGACCTTTGGCCGACCCCGAGCAGCAATTGGCCGGTGGAATTCCAGTATATCGCCGATGTATCTCCGGCGCTGGTTTATGACACGACCGGATCAGCTTCCAATTTCTGGACGAACCAGGGGCAGGATTTGATCGTCGCGCGGGCGAAGCTGCGGCTTTACCGGGATTATCTCTCGGCCACGTTGTCGGATCCGAGAGTCGCGGGCGCGTCCAATCAGGAGGCGGAGGCTTATACGCGGCTGCGATCGGAACATAACCGGCGGCTGTCCAACAATACGGTGAGGGCCGGGTGGTGAGCGGGCCGATCTATCAACAGGCGCCGTCAACGAGCGCGCTGGTCGAGGCCGGAGCGCCGCCATGGGCGCAACGGCTGGGTCTGAAAATGATCCAGATGTTCCAGCCGAAACAGCCGATCGCGCCGATGCAGCTCTGGGTCACGGACAAGGCCAATCTGCCGGATCCGGAGAAATGGCACGGCTGCCTCGTCGCGGTGCGGGATCAAAATTGTCTGGTCGTCGCGCAAGGCGCGCAATGGCTGAAAATTACGCCTGGAGGTCCAGTGTGATGGCAAAGTTCGGCTCGAATTCAGGCGGTAGCCTGCTTAGTGGCTTTCCGCCGCGCGGTGCGCCAAGGCCGAAGGCGGTGTCGCCGGTCATGCGTCCGCCTATGTCGGTGAAAGCGCCGAAAGGCATGGCGCCGCCGTTCCCGAAAAAGAAAAAGAAACTGCCGTCCGGATTTGGACCCGGCGGTGGCGGAGGCGGCTTCGGCCAAGGCTTCTAAATGGCCTCCAGCTATTCCACCCGGACGCGGTTCACGCTCCAGGCGACCGGAGAGAACAATAACACCTGGGGCAATATCCTGAATGCTGGCGTGTTCCAGCTCATGGATGACTCGATCGCCGGGACGGTGGCGTTCGCGCTCTCGGGAACCCACGTCCTGACGACCGCGAACGGCGCCACCGATGAGGCGCGACAAGCAATTCTGAGCATTACCGGCGGCACGGGCGGGACAATCACCATCCCGCCGGTGTCCAAGCCGTATATCGTCCGCAACGGCGCGTCGGGGCCGGTGACGATTTCGATGGGTGCGGGGGCCGTCGCGGTGTTCCAGCCGGGCGAAACCGGCGGCTGTTTTTGTGACGCGGCGAACGTCTACCGCGTCCGCCCAACCGATTTCGGCGGCGCGCAGCTGACCGGGGTCGGGGCGCCGACCACGCCGCAGGGGGTCGTCAATAAGGCCTACGCCGACAATCTGGCGTTCAACGCGGTCGGTCTGCCGGGGCAGGCCGGGCAGGCCAACAAGTTCCTCGGGACGGATGGGACGTTCGCCACTTGGGACTTCATCGGCGGGGCCAGCATCCTGCCCGGCGCCATTGGCACCCAGCACATCGCCAACGCCGCGATCACCACGCCGTTGATCGCCAACGGGGCGGTGATGACGGCGCAGATTGCCAACGGTGCGGTGACGAACGCGCAGCTTGGCGCAGGCGCGGTGGACTACACGAAGTTCAGCGGGCTGGCGTTGAAGATTAACGGTCCAGCCGGAAACCAGCGCGTCATCCAGTTCTATTCGAGTGCGACGGTCCCGCCACCGGATAATCCGGGGCTACGGTGGAACCTCGGTGTCAATTCGGCGGCGGAAACCGGCGCGAGCGTCGGGTCTGATTTCTCAATCGATCGCTACAATGACAACGGGGCTTATGCCGGGTCGCCGATATTCATCAGCCGCGCCACAGGCGGGGTGACCTTCGCCCAGCCTGTGGTGGTCAGCAACGGCCCCATTACGATCAGTGGCATAAACCCTTCCGAAAAGGGGCTAAACCTCGGCACAAACAGCGTTCTCCGCTGGAAGGTTGTGTCTAATGCAGCCAATGAGGCTGGCGGCAACGTCGGGTCGGATTTTGCACTTTACCGCTACGACGACACCGGGAATTTTCTGGGAACGCCATTCGTTATTCAGCGGTCCAGCGGAAATGTGACGGTTGCCCAGACCCTGTCTGTTGCTGGTCCTGTGTATGGCAGCAGCACGGTCAGCGTGACCAACACCTTATATCTCAATGCCGCGAGCGGCGCGTGGAAGGCGTTTTATATCCAGAATGCCGGAAGTGTACGTTGGGCAATTGTCTCAGACAATGTTGCTGATGGCTCAGGTAATACTGGATCTGGCTTTTCAATTCAGAGATACGACAATAGCGGAAATTATATTGACAGTCCGTTTTCAATCAACCGCTCTAACGGCTGGGTTGCTATAAATCTACTGACATGCGGTAACGCTATTAATGCGCCTATTAGCCCTAACCAGGCCGCCAACCAAGTCATGGTCGGTTACTACGCCGGGGGGTCATATTTTAATGCCCAGTCGATGGGTATCGGCGTCAGTGGCACGTCAGCGATAGCCGGGTATTCATCGGGGAGTTCTTCCAACTGTACGTGGTCAACGACCCCTTCCGACCGGCGGCTGAAAGAGAACGTCGAAAAGCCCAGCCGCGACCCGCTCGACGTGGTGCGGAACCTGCCGATCTGGTCCTGCGATTTCGTGCCAAAGGTCACCGCAGAAGACCCGGAGAACTGGCCCACTCCTCGCGAACATTGGCCGTTTTCGTTCATGGCCGATGAGGTCGATGCGGTCATGCCGCACGCCACGATCAAGGTCGATGAGCGCCCCGTCGCGCTGCATCCGCAACACCTGATCGCCGTCCTCTGGGCCGCCGTGCAGCAGCTGGAGGCCAAGGTGCAGGCCCTTGAGGCGGCGCATTGAGATGCAGACGCCGTTCACCCCGCCACCCGGCCTGAACAACGACGACACCACGTTCGCCTTGCCGGGGCAGTGGGCGAACGGCTCGCTGGCGCGGTTCTACGCCGGCAACTGGCAGATCAAGGGCGGCTGGGAGCGGCTGACGCTGGCGACTCTGAACGGGGTCTGCCGCTGCTGCTACAGCTGGCTCGACACCACCAACAACATCGACATCGCCTTCGGCAACCACAACGGTCTGCAGCTGTGGCAGGCGGGCCTGCTCTACGACATCACCCCGGCCAGCTTCGCGGCGGGCTCCATCGACGGGACCGGGCAGGCCGGTTACGGCACAGGCCCTTACGGTGAAGGGACGTACGGCACCACCAGCGCCGCGGACGAGGCGGCCTATTACCCGCTGACCTGGAGCCTGTCGAATTACGGCGGCGATCTGATCGCCAATCCGCGCGGCCAGACGATCTTCATCTGGACCCAGAACGTCGGTCAGGTGGCGACACCGCTCACAGGCGCACCGGCCAACGTGGTGTTCACGCTGACCACGCCGCAGCGCCAGGTGATGGCGTTCGGCTGCAACGAGGAGACCTCGGGCGTCTTCAATCCTTGCGCCATTCGATGGAGTGACATCGAGGATTACAACGATTGGACGACCTCGCCGACCAACAACGCTGGGGAGTGGATCCTCGCCAGCGGCGGCAAGATCGTCTGCGCCCGCAACGTCGGTGACTACCTGTTCGTCTGGACGACGGTCGGCCTGTTCCTCGGCACCTTCGTCGGCGCGCCAGGCCAGACGTGGAAATTTGAACGGGCGGGCCAGAACTGCGGGGCGATCTCACCCGGCGCACCGATCATGAAGCTGATGCACGCGGTGTGGATGAGCCCCGACCGGGTGTTCTGGGAGTGCAGCCTCGGCGGCGAGCCGTCGCGGGTCGACTGCCCGATCCGCCAGTCGTTCATCGACAACTTCGCGCCCGGTCAGAACGAGAAGATCGTCGGCGCCTCGGTGTCGACGTTCGGCGAATTCACCTGGTGGTACGCTGACGCCAGAGACGGCTTTGAGATATCGCGGGCGATCAACTTGAGCCCCGATGGCTGGTCGAGCGATCTCCTGCCGCGCTCGGCCTTCATCGACGCCACCGTCACCGATTACCCAATTGGCGTCTCGCCGACCGGCCAGGTTTTCTACCATGAGAAGGGCAATTCGGCGGACGGCCAGCCGATGACCGGCTTTCTGGAATCCAGCGACTTCTACTTGAGCGAGGCTGAGGCGGGCATGCTGGTGAACGGCGTCTATCCTGACTTCAAGCAGCAGGCCGCGCCGATCCAGATAACCGTATTCACGCGCGAATTTCCCCAATCGGCGGAACGGGTTCACGGTCCATGGACGCTGACGCCCGGTCAGAGCAAGCGCAGCTTCCGCCTCGCCGCTCGGATCGCCCGCGTCCGCTTCGATTGGTCCTCGACCCCGGCGTTCGCCCGCGGCGGCAGACCGGAGTTCGACGTGCAGGCGATAGGAGGCCGCGGATGAGCGAGGCCGAAGACCACAACACCTGGGGCGAGGAGCTAAACAGGAACGTCGCCCAGATCACAGGTGAGGCGCCGCCCGATCCGACGCTGGTGCAGTGGGCGCGGTTCCGCGACCGCTTTGCCGAGGCGATGGCGGACGGCTTCTGGACGCTGGAAGACCTCGAGCAGAAGATCGCCAGTCGACGCGCCTTCTTCTTCCCCGGTCAGGAGGCGGCGATGGTCGCCGAGATCGCGGTCTATCCGGGGGGCCGCAGGGTGTTTCAGGTCACCTGGGCCTGCGGCAACGTCCCGGAGCTTCTGCAGATGGCGCCCGGCGTCGAGGCGATGGGCCGGATGCTCGGCTGCCAGCACATGCTGATCGAGGGTCAGGAGGCCTGGAAGAAGCTGCTCGCCCCGCTCGGCTACGATCTCTACAGCGTGACCCTGCACAAGGCCCTCTAAGCCATGGGCCTGTCGAACAAGACCACCAACACCTCTGCCCAGCAGCAGAACACGGCGACCACCACGCCGAACGTCCCCGACTGGATATCGCAGCCGGCGCAGAACATGGCGGGCGGGATCAATTCGCTGATCGGGCAGGGGCCTTCCGCCTACTCGCCGGTCACCAACCCGACGCAGCAGGCGGCCTACACTGGAGCGTCGAACCTCACCACCCCGACGGGGGATCCCTATTCCGCCGTGCCGGGCGCGATCAGCGGCATCAACCCGGTCACCGGGGAGTCGGTGCTGTCGGGCCTGCAGAACTACATGAACCCCTACGAGAGCAGCATCATCGATCCGACGCTGGCGGCCTATGACCAGCAGTCGGGGATCACGCAGGCGGGGAATGCGGCGGCGGCGGCGAAGAACAATGCATTCGGC